CGACGTCATCACCCAAAACCCGGAACGTGTCCTCGGGACTCACGCCTTCTGCATCGCATAGCGAACACAGAAGGAGGTTGTGAGTCAGGCTGAACATGCTCATTGAGGGACGAATCCCTAATGGCTGTCCAACTTCCCACCGGAGGGTTAGCTTACCAAATGGTTCGACTAACTCTTTACCTACACGCCAGGTACCTTGCGATACCCGTCGTAAGGCCTCTAATTGAGGATCCGGTAAACCTAGGTGGCGAGCTAGTGCCAGCTGAGGTTCCAGAGGGAACCTACAAGTAGCAGTGCTCAAATCCACCGAATGGACTATCCGTCCTTCTTGCAAACGGGCTTGCGCCCATCTGGCACCTGCCAGCTGATCGTAAGTACAATCGGTTGCAAGGCTCATCCTCCACGAATCAAAGAAATCGTGGATAGGAGAAAGCAAGGACTGGATCACAGTGTAGGGTGAGGCGAACATACGAAGCTTCGCACCACCTTCCTGGGCTGCATGGATTTCTCCAACAGCAGGTCCATTACCATCAACCGCTTCAAGCGCTTTGTGGACGCTATCCACTGATAATGGGTAGAACACGTTCTCCCACTCAGGAAGTTTCCTAAGGAACTTCAAGGATTTAAGTATCCTCAAAGAATCCATAAGAGGCGGCTCAGAGACGGTTTTAGTAGGTCCTGAACAGGACTGAACTTTCCGAAACTGACGGCCAACCAATGGATAGTTGGTTGGGTCCCATTTTGAAGACGGAGTCTTCAAATGGTGATCCGCAGCTGTACAGACCATGTCTGCTACTGCGCCAACCGCTTGCTCACTCCCCGAGAAGGGTGTGATCACGGCATCACGAACCTTACCGACCTGACGGTCGTTCGGTTCTTCCAGCTTAATCGAGCGAGCTATCTTGGCTACTCGGAAGAGGATATCCTCCGGATAGTCTTCAAGACCGCTCAAAATAGCGGGAAAGCCGTTGCGGGTTTTCACCCAGTCTGGCTTTGAACCTGACTTGGTTAGGTACCAAACCAGGCAGTCACCTACTTTCTTAAGGTAGATGACTGTACCATAGCGGCCCATGTGGTCCAGCTGGTACTGGATTCGGGACGCGACAAGTCGCGCAACATTGGATTTAACCCCAATGTTCCTGAGTCGACGGCTCCAGAAGAGTCGTAGATTCATACTGTCTCCTTCGCTGACTAAGCGTAAGGTGTGCAGTGGCACTGTCCCAGATCCCGGGTAAGCCTCCGAGGCGTAAGCATCGGATACTCGCTCTGCCGTGGTG